GTCTGATTTGTTAAAAACTTCGTTTATAAATTGAGGACTTACTTCTTTTCCTTCTTTCATCATAAATGCGCCAGGAGTTGAAGGCTCACTTACAAAATCCCAACAAATAAGTTGAAAATCATCTTGCACAATTTGCATATTGCCTTCAGATTTTGTGCTTCCTACTCCACGAGAAGAAATACCTAAAGTTACACCACTTTCAACCAAAGATTGCAAGATCTTTCCGCTAGGCGTATTAAGAATTTCAACTGTACCGTAAACAATATTTCCTTCTATATGTGCTTCCCTAATGATATGCGAAGAATTTTTTAATTCAACAACAGAAGAATCTGGATGATCTAATTCACCTAGTGCTCGATTTTCCTTAATAAATTTTTGATAATTTCTAATTTCTCTTTCGAGAATAATCTTTGGGTAAACTCGACCATTTTGATTTAAAGTTTCTGCCTTTTGCAAAATACCTTTCATCATCATTGGTTTACCCATAGCTTTTTGCTCTTTTATTAAACTTGGATCATACTCAAAGTTTGTCCACTCTGTAATTAATCTTGGAGCATTCATTATTCGCCTCCTAATAATTCTTCTTTAAGTTTTGCAATAGTTAAATATCTTTGCAAATTATCTCTAGAGGTATTTTCAGTAGAGACGTCTGAAATGTTGTTTTTTACTGTTTTATATTTTTCTAAAAGAATATTATTGTCACAATTTGCAATATAACTATTTAAGCAACTTAAAGTTTCTTCTTTTAAAATAGAAAAGTTTTCTCTTAAAAGTTCTTCTTCATTTTTTGCATAATTTTTAAGAATCTTGTTTTGATTTTCATTTAAGAAACTGCTATATTTTTTTTCAAAAATATTATTCATTAAGTTATATGTCAAATTATCAATTTTTGGAATTGTTTTTGTTTCTTTAACAATTTCAACTTTTTCTGTTAAACTTTCATGCAGCTTAATTTCATACTTAGTTGTTAAATCAAAACTAGCATTTTTAGGATCTCTCCATTCATTAAGTAATGTTTGAATAGTTGCGTAAATTCTATAGTTTTCAACGTTTTCATTAAAAATAATTCCTTTACCAAAAGAATAGTTTAAATTTTTAATTAATTTACTTTTTTCTCTTTCGAGTTTTTTTCCATCAAACATATTATTGCAAGCTTTTTTTGCCTCAAAAATTATAGAATTAGCAAGATGTCCTGACACGTTTTTCGTATCTGACAGGGCTTTGAATAGTTTGTATTCTTTCTGTAATTGTGTACCATCAGCAAAGTGTTCTTTAATGATTTTGATGGCTTTTTCAGAAGTGACTTCGTCATTTTCCATAATTCTTTTACACATGTATTGTATAATCTGCTCATAGATAATGCCGATATTTCTCTTTTTGTTATGCACTTTTGCCATTTTTATTCCTCATTTTCAAAAATATCATCATCTATAAGTATGTCGCTTTCATTCAACATTTTGGCTTTGTTACTGCCTATATTTAATTTCTTAGACATGTCATCTAAAGACTTAGTCATTCGATAATTGAGTTTTTTACTTATAAAATTATCTACAACTGGACTTTGAGGCATAACACCATCCATTAGATCAGAAGCTGTAATTGGTTTACCTGCTGTTAAAGCTCCCATATCTGAAGTTTTGTGTAAGCCTGTAGCTTGGGCACCCATATTTTCAACGCCACCAGTGATTTCAGAACTTCTTCTATTATATGTCCCTCTTTTTTTACCTGATTTTTCAGAAACATTTGCACCTTTTAATCCAATACTATTTTTTGCTTCTTCATCTACTTCATCTACTTCATCAATTAAATCATCATATTCTGATAATTCTTCTTCAGACATTAATCGACCGCTTCTCATTTCTCCTGCAAATAATCCTTCGAGACCTCCACCACCTTCATCTCCTCCTCCGCCCGTATCTCCTCCTAGATCACCACCCATATCACCTCCTAGATCACCATCACCTTCTTCTCCAGACTGCTCACTTTCGTCACCAAAACTAAACGGGTTGTTATTAGGCAGTTGAACACCTTCAAGCTCCATATCTCGAAGTTTGTCTTTTTCCCTACCTCTTTCAATTCTTGCAATTTCATCATCGTTAAGATCTAAAATGTTTTTGCGAACCCACTCTCTATCAAGTAAGCCTTCAGGTGCAGATCCTGATATTTCAAATTTAGTTCTAATTAGTTCTAGTTTCTGTTGTTGAGCAATAGAAGAAGGATTACTTAGTTTTAATTCAAATTGCATTAAATCTTCTTCATTATACCCGTGTGTATAAAGGTGAATCATTGCAATTTTATTTAGTTCAGAGACAATTGTTTTTTGAATTCTTTGAATTGTACGACTAAATCGAATATCTTCTTGAGCTAAAGTTGCTTTTGCACCAATATCTTCATCATAACCAAGATATGCTTTAGGAATCTTAAGTGCAGCAAAAAGTTTCTTTTGAATATATTCAACGTCTTCAATAGCAGTTGTATTAGAACCTCCAGCAAGTGTATCAATACGTGTTCCAGTATCACCTCCACGAACAGGCAAGAAATAGTCTTCGTCAACTGAAAGTGGATTATATCTTAAGTCAACATGGCCAGTATTTTTATCAATTACAGCATTTCTCTTAAGCGATGTTTGTGCTTGTTCAAGATAGTCTGCAACATTTTCTGGAGGAATATTTCCTACATCAATATAAAATACACGCCTCTCAGGTGAACGAATAACTCGGTATACTAGCATTGCATCTTCAATTAAAATTAATTGACGCCAAATACGACGAGCTCCTTCTAATACAGAAGAACCGTAAGGTAAAAATGCATCATTTCCTAACAATCTAAAATGAGATACTTGCCAGTTTTCTAAAACACGATTACCTTGTGTAACCCATCTAAATCTTGCAGCTGCTGGGTCATCAGGATCAAATCCTTCTTCACGTTCAATCTCAGCAATAGGAATTGGAAAACAATTAATTACACCATACTCAGGATGAATATCATTAAACAGAAAAAAGTCTCCATACTTACAGAGATTTCTTACCCACATTACAAGATTAAAATCAATATTAAGAACATCATAAAATAGTTCTTCTAATATTTTCTTAATCATTCTATTTTCTGAATTAATATGAAGAACTTGACCGTTTGCGTCAGGTGAAACACATTCCTCAGAATAAATGTCTAGCGCAGAGTTTATTTCTGGCGTTGCTTCCATTTCTGAAAAGTCTGAATATCTTGCCATCCGATCATATGATCCGTAAGCTGAAAGTGTACTGTTATAAACATCACTATGAGCTTTCTTGAAAATCTCTAACGAAGATTTTGAAGTGCTATTGCCTTTGAATTTTTTAACTTTTCTTCTTACAACCGGCCCGGATCTAAACAAGTCCGTTAATTTTTTAAATAAAGATGCGTCTTGTGCCATATTTTATTTTCCTATTAACCAGGATAAATCACCTAGTGGATTTTTTTTAGTTATTTCACCGTTTCCATTAAATTTATGATCAGGCATAAATACAGGAACAAATGGGTTAACCATGTTGTTTTTTCCTGTATAGAAAGGTGACATCATTGTATCTTTTGCTCTTGTATTGTTAACTTCCATACCTTTTAATAAAGAATCTGCTTGTTTTATTTGTTCTACGTTATAAGAACTTGTGTTACTATCTGTTATCCAACAACCTATTGCAAGTGACATGATTAAATCGTCGTTATAACCTTTCATTGCGCCAACTTTTTTGCCATTCCAAACAAAAGTTTTTAACTCAGAATTCAGTCTTTGAGAATATGTTTTGAGTCTACTATTTCTCAAAGACTCTTCAAAGTTTGCTAATATCTTTTCTTTGCTTTCTTTGCTTGTAGTAAAACCAGCTTTACCTATATTAGTGCCATCACCATATAAAAATTTATATTTTTCTTTTTCAGATGCAAAGTAAATATTTTTATAAGCTAAGTCTTTTAGTTTAGTTAAAACAGAGTAACCATAAGCATTGTTTTCTGGACATATTACTGCATTATTAAATCTTCTAGCAATATCATAAAGTAAAGATGCGAAGTGATCAGGTGGTATTTTACCTTTATACTCAACAGCGATAGAGTTGTCTTTAGTATTAATGATATGAAAAGCAGAATAGTCTCCACTGTCACCTCTTGCAATATCAGCAGAGCATATATAGTTTACGCCTTCTACAGGGTATTCCCAGTACCAAACGTTATATTCAGGTCCACTCTTCTCTATAGGCGACTTTGTTGTAAGTCTTAATTTTTCTAAAACTTCATTAGTTAAAAAAGTATCGCCTGAAGATGCAAAGTCACAAAGAAGCTCTTGAGCAACTTGTTTTTGAGACATATTTTTGGTTTCTCTATCAAACCATTCTTCATCTCTTTCTGGGTGAACGTCCCACATAAGTTTAATAGGATTGAATTTATTTTCTTTTCTTTCAGCTTTAGTGTATATTTCATGATATTGTCCACCAACACCATTCGGTGTAGATAATAAAATAGCACGACCACCAGTTGATAGTGTAGGATATAAACCCATCCATAACTCATCAAAGTTTCTAACAAAAGCAGCTTCGTCTACGATAAGTAAAGAAAGTGCTTCGGAACGTCCTGCGTCTTCAGAAGTTGGAACTGCTTTGATTTGTGATCCGTTAGAAAACTCTACTTGTTGTTTATTATTTGCTGTAACTGTTGGCACTAAAAGCCATTTTGGCATAGACTTCATGTAAGTCTTTACTTTTCTTATAAAGTTTTGTGCAACTGCAAGTTTTGTTGCAATGATAAGAATATTTTTTTCTTTATAAAATATTGCTTGCCAAACTGCATATGCAGCTGCTAGAGTTGATAAACCTAATTGCCTAGATTTTAAAATAATATTAAATCTATGATCATTAAATTCTTTAACACAATCATCTTGAAAAGGAAACGTCTTGAAAGGAATCAAACCTCTCATAGGATGCTGTATCTTTAGATACTTGTTCATAAAATAGACTGGATCTTTACCGCACTTTATGATTTCATTTATCTGACTATTTCTAGATAATCGCTGAGCCATTATTAGGAGACCTCATAGCCTACTGAAAATGTATATTTTAAAGTTCTAATAGGGTTATAAGGGCTCACAGTTAACGTTTCAATATTATCAAAATCCATAATTTTTTTTGCTTTTAATGTTCTCCCAGCTTCTTCTTTAAAACATTGTTTAATTGTTCTAAGTCTGGAGTCAATCATTTGTTTTGACTCTGACTTTACTAAATCCATTTGCATTTCAAGCTCATGATCTTTTGCAACTCTTAAAATAGTTCGATATTCAATTACAAGATGATTATCTTGAATTTTTGCAACAGTTCTTCTATCACTAGACTCTGCGTAGTTATTATAAACATTGTCAATACAATTACCAAGTTTAGTTATTAAATCATATTCCATTTTTTTCAACCTTTTGTATAAAGATAAATATTAATTATCTGGAGTTTTTCTTTTAGGACGCCAGCCTTCTTCCCATTTTTTCTTGTTTGTAAAATAAAACATTTCATAACACTCTTCACAAACTTTTTCTTTTTTCATTATTTCTGCGTCTTCTATTGTCGCAATCGCCTTGTTGCAAGAATTACAACTAATAGGGCAAAAATCAAAAATAATAGGTCTGATGAATCTTGCAATACCTTGAATTTTTTCTTCAGTTTCGTTATCAATTTTTTGCCAACCTTTATTCAAATCGAACATAAGAGTCTTTACCTTTAATACTTATTTCAATATTTTTATCAACGATATCTTTAATACCATCAATATGTGATATGATTATTATAGACTTAAAATATTTTTTTAAACTAGTAAGCAATCGACCACATGCTTCAATATTAGATGAATCTAGAGCACCAAAGCCTTCATCAATAATAAATACATCAGATTTAGGTAAAGATGAAATATTTATTAAAGCTACACGAATTGCAATGGATGCCATCATTTTTTCCATTCCACTTGCACATTCTATAACTCTTCTTGAATCACCATAATCTATAAAAACATTTAAATTGTGACCTTTAACATCTTCAGAGATCTCAATCTTAAAATTTGTAACTCCACTAAGAATATCAGAAATTTCTTTATTTATTCTAGGCAAACAAGAATTTATAAGCATAGTAGGTATGCCTTTTTTAGATACCGCTAAAGAAAATAAATCATAAATTTTATATTCTTCGTTAAGCTCTGCATATTCTGTTTTTTCTTTATTTAAATCTCTTATTTCTTCTTCTAAAGTAAATAATAATTTTTGATTTTTAAAGATCTCGTGCTTGTTAGTATTTAACAAATCAGCATTGTCTCTTAGTTCTGTTTTTAAAAACTTTTCTTTTTTAATTAAATCTTCACTGTTAAAATCTTTCAGCTCTATAATAAGATCAGTAAACTTTTCAACACTTTCAGTATTAGATTTAATTTTTGTATCTACAGTTTCTATTTTAGAATATAATGCTTTTTGATCAACTTGATACCTGTATTCTTTAGATAAAACATCATTATATTTATTGATTTTTTCTTCAATACCTTCTTTTAGTAAATTTTCAATCAATCCTTGATATTCAAAAATAGAACCTTCTAGCTCTTTAATTTCTTGATTTATGCTGTTTATTTCAGATTTTGCACTATGAGCATTTTTTATAAATTTGCAAGTTGGATATTCATCTCCACAAGGAACTTGATTTAATATTTTAAGTTGATCATTTGCATTTTTTGCTGAAATGTTTGTTACTTTTTTTTGACTTTTTAAATTTTGTAGTTTTTTATTAAGAGAATCTAATTTTTCTTTATCATTATTTAAACTGTCAATTGGATATTTTTCTTTAAAAATTTTAAATTTTTCTAATGCATCTATGTTTTTTTCTAAATTATTTTCTAGATTAATTTTTTCTTTTTGTAGCTTTTCTTGTTTTGATTGCAAATATGAAAGCTCGTTTTCCGCTGAAATTTTCGTATATCCAGAAGGATGCTTTTTTGTATTTTTTGCTACTCTGTCAAGTTGAATATTTACATCTACTTCTTTTTTTCTTAGTAACTCACTTTCTTCTTCTAGACTATTAATTGAAGATTTTACATTAATAATTTCTTTTTTGTTAGTAAGAATTAAATCATCCCAGCTTTTTTCACTTAAACTTTTTACTTTATTTTTAAGTACAATATAGTCATCTTTAGACTCTTTACTAAGCATATCATAAATGTCTAAGTTTAAAAATTTAGATAAAACATTTTTTCTTGCACTAGTTTTTTCTTTAATGAAAGTATTCATTTCTCCTTGTGAGGCAAACGAAGTATATAGAAAATCCTCAGACGTTCCAATTAAACTTCTAAGAACTTTTTCTGTTTCTCTTCTCTGCTCTTCACTTTCATCTACATTATTGTTTAACGAAGTCAAATTAAGATTTGTTGTTGCTGAAGTTATATTGTTTTTTGACGTCTTTTTCGTTGATTCTCTAGAAACTAGATATTGTTCTGTGCCTATTGTAATAACAACATCAGATTTACAGAAACCTTTTCTAATGTTGACAACATCTTGATTTTTTAAACTACCTCTGTCAGTAGCATTAAATAGTGTATACATTAGAGTTCCAGGTATAGATGATTTTCCTGCTCTATTGTTTCCAAAAATACCTACGACACCATTTAATTTGTCAAAATTTATAAAGTTATCTTTGCCATAAGAAAAAGTATTTTCAAATTTTAAAGAGTTTATAGACCATTTTTGACCAATTACATCAGAAATGTTATCTGGTATTTTATCTAAGTTCTTAGCAAAAAGCTTGTTTAATCCATCTAGTGTTTTTTCATCTAAGTTTTCAAAACAATCATTTAATATTTTATTTCTCGTAGCTTTATTTCTAATATCAATTTGTGTATTTTCTTGAATAGTATTACTATTGCTCATCTTATCTTTGTTACTATTTAAAACTTGATAGACAATTTCATAAGCTTCCTTGTCTTTTTTTAAATAGTAATGTAGTACTTTAATCTCTGCTTGAGATAAACCATAGTCTGATCTTATTCTATATCTAACACCTTTTTTAACTGGCCTAGCAAAATCGATTGTCTCTTCTACAGAACCTTGCCAATCAATAGTCAAAAAAGGATGTGGGTTTTTAACCTGAATGAATGTAGATTTAAAATCATTTCTATTATTTATTTGCCAATAAACAAATCCTTTTTTAATATCTTCTCCGTAATTTTGCTGAATTGTACTTCCTGGATAACATATTCTTTTTTCTTCATCTAAATATTGCTTTTTATGTATATCGCCTAGAAAACCAAAATCATATCCTTGGAAAAATGCAGTTCCTACTTCACCTTCCAACTCCCATCCTGTATCTGTAGTTGAACCTAAAACTGCGCCGTGAAAGCATGCAATATTAACTTCATCATCTACAGGATATACATCATCCCAACCTTTTTCATCAAAGCAACTAAATACACACCAATTATAACCTTTAACACCAGTAGGATAAACTCCACTCTTCTTATAAAGATAAATATTAGGATTATTAATAGCTGTTAAAATAGGTGTTATTGCATCTTGCCTATCTTCGTTTAAAATCAAACCATCGTGGTTGCCTAGGATAACATGAGTTGGGGCTATTTCTGCAAGACTATTAAACCACCATGTCAACACGTCAATAATTTCTGGAGTAATTCCTTGTGTCTTGGAGTGTACAATATCACCGCCAATAAAAATACAGTCTAAATCTAAGTCTTTTAGTTTTAAAAATAAATTTGTAAAAACTTCCTTGTATTCGTCATGTCTTTTTAAGCTTCTAAAGTGTACGTCACTTATATGTGCGCAATTAAACATTTAATTTTCCTATAACATTCTTATTTTTGATAATAACGAATCTGTTTCTGAATATTCTTTGGATTCGCTATATATTTTTTTAAAATGATCTTTAGACATATCACCAATATCACTTGGTCCTCTAGTATCTAAAATATCTACTTTAATATCATATGCTGAAAGTGTTTTTGCTATTTTTATAGCTTTTGAATAAGCATCACTATCTAAAGCTAATTTTATATCTGTTTTATTTTGAACTATTTTTTTAAATAGTAACATGTCTTCTGTTAAAGAAGAGCCTAATAAACATGTTGCGTTATCATTAGTTTTTAGTAAATCTAAAGGTCCTTCAACTATAGTAAGAGGAATATTCCATTTAATATTAATTTCATTAAAAATTATATGTTTTTTTGGAATAGTTGCATTTTTATATTTATACCCACAACTCGTATCAACATCAATATTTCTTGAAACATAATAGTTTAATTCTCCTTTACTGTTATATGAAGGCATAATCAAAAACCTTCTAAAGTCATTTGAAGTTGAAAAACCCATTCTTAACATGCAAAGCTTGTGTTTATCTGTTCCTCTTTTCAACGCGTATTTAAAAACTTTTTTTGCATCAGGTGAAGTCGGACTAAAATTGTCAAAGAAGAACTCAAAACCTTCAGGCAAAAAAACTGGATCTAGTTCTTCTACAACTTCTTCTTCACCAAATAAATCAAAACTACTAGAATTACTGCGTTTATAAAAAAGACCTTCAGGAATTTTAACGTTTCTATTTATTTTACTAATAAGATACTGTAGATTTGATCCTTTTTTATCACAAACCCAACAGTGCCAAAAACATTTTTCTAAGTGTATTGCAAGTTTAAGTTTATGTTTGTTTGAATTGTTACAAAAAGGACACCAAACATTTAAGTTTACACCATCTTTTGACATGTGATAATTTTTTAAAAAACTATCAAAAAAATCTAATCTTTTATTTAATTTACTCATTTTTAATTATAATACCAGCTTTACAAATTACATATGCGTCCGCTATATCATAACAAAATTTTTCATATTTTACATGCCCTTTATTAGGCCCTCGTGAAATTATTTTTGTGGGCCAATCATACCCACCAAGATCAGCACTTACCCAATCCATAATTTGCTCTTTTTTATCTTTACTGCTGTTTTTATCTATTTTGATTCCCAATGATTTCCTAGCAGTATTTACATTAATAAAAACAGGCTTAATTTTCGTGATCCTAAATGCTATATTTGATACAATTCCATTAAATCTTGAAAGTTGCATTAATGTTCTAGCTGAAGACATGCCTCTACTAAAGCTTTGCAATGTATCTTCTATGTATATGTCACTTATTTCCAGAAAATTATCTGACATGTCTTTCGCTATTTTCATTTGAAACTCTTCTTCAAACTTCTTTGCCTTGTCAAACATGCACTTCGTCTTTGTCAGATCAACATGCATTAATTTTACCAGATTTCCATTCAAGAAAAGAGACATTCCTATGATTGATGTAGATATGTCTAAACCTATACTGTATATTTTTGAGTCCATTTAGTAGTCCATTTTAAGTCTGAAGAGTATAGAATCCGATTTTTTCTTTGTAGCAGGTCTAGCAAGCTTTGCTTTTGCTACAATATTTAGATTCTCGTCATGTAAGTTTATATCTGTAATATAAACAAAACTTTCCTCAGAGTTAAATGCACTTTCATCTTGTCTTAAGTTTTCATCATAAGTTTGATTTAAAGATTTATTAAATAAACCAGCTTCAGCAGGAATATTAATTTCGTGAACAAACATTGAAAAGTCTGATTCAAACTCACACTCAAAATCACTAACACCAAAATAAGAAAACTCAGGTCTATTTAAAGAAGCTATTCCTTCGTTATAGAATAAATGACCAACATAGTTCCAATTAGCAACTTTAGTTAAACAGTCACTCCTGAATAACATTGCATTTTTATCTTCTTTTAAACTTATAGAAATATTATTATTAGAAGTATCTAAGTTATTATCTTTTAACAAAAAAGAACCTTTTTTTAGTTTTTTATTGTAAAATTTGCTAGAAATATCAATAATAGTACTAAATACACTATCATAATCAAAATTTATTACTGAGTATGGAACTGGTAACTTAATATAACTAATACTATCTAATACTTTATATACATTATCTGAATTTAAGTAATCTATAGTTAACGTATCTTGTTTATAGTTTCTTATAATAGGATTACTCTCTGTAACTGGATATATTCTATCTTTTATATCAGTTAGTCTATTATTAAAACTATTATGATCTATATTTTCTAATAAACTAATATCAGTTACTCTATCATCATGAAATATAAAATTACTGACATTGAACATTTTATTAATGTTTTTAGATTCTCTAGAAATTATAGTAAAATCTTTATCTTCACCATTTTTTCTTATTTTAATAGTAGAAGTTCTTTCTTCAAAATTTGGAACTCTAATAGAAGCATTATTCAGTTGCCAAGATAAACTATTAGACTCAGAATCTTTAAATATATCTTCATTACTTATATTAAATAGTTTTGTATTGTCAATGGAAGAGCTTCTATAACTTAGTGAATTTAAATTACTTAAAACTTTACTAATTGAGTCAAATTTAACATTTTGAATTCCATTATCATTAGGTAAAATTAGCAAATTCTTGTAAGATAAATTATAATCCAAGTTTGACTGATAGTTTGCATGATTATTATCAGTTAAGTTTTTGTTATATATAGAATTTGTCATTTTTCCTTGTCTAATATCATTAACGTCACTTGTATTTGATATTAAACTTGATATTGAAGATGCTGAATTATCTAAATAAACATACTGATTTTGATCTCCACCAATTACAACATTTGGTTTTGTATGATTTACAAACTCAACTAAATAGTTTTCTACTGTTACTTCTAGACCACCACAAGTTGCAGCTAAATAAGGATTATAAATACAAGAGTAACGTAAATTTAATTTACTTCCAGATGCATTAAAAGGTCCTTTTTTCAATGTATAAACAGGTAAATAGTGAACAGGTACGTAAAATAATAAATTAGAGTCACTAACTTCTTTAGATAAATCATTTATTGTTTCTTTACAATTAGATTTTATTTTTTCTTCACTTAAAGTTTGACCATAAATTCTTATATCATGAATCTCTCCATGAAAAGATTCAGAATTCGATCCAGTATTTGCTTCAAAATTAATATTTCCATGAAAATTTTGCGTAACATCGATATTATAATCGTCAGGCAAAGTATGATTTTTCCCTAAATGAATATCTTTATCAAATGTCCTCGAAAACATTTGATAAAATACATGTTCGTAAGTACTTGTCTCTAAATACCGTGGTTTGTTTCCTAAACATATAAAGCTATTTATTGGATTTACATTGTCATTTGCAACAGTCAAAGTCTGACTTTTTAGTAATATACCATCAACATAAATTTGTATATTTCTGCTTTGATCTTCGTTTTTAAAATAGTTAATGCTTAAGTTATACCACCTATTATTTAAAATATTTAAACCAGAAGTAATATAGACACCCTGAGATAATAAATTAATTTGATCTCCTGTGTTTGTAAGATTAACATTCTGAATAAGTGATAATTCTTTTTTTGTTTTATTTCCTAAAGTAATTCCGACTCTATGATCGTTTCCATTGAAAGATCGTATCAGGTAAACACTTATTACATCTGGAACATGAAACAAACATTCAGGGTCACTATGATCATTATAGTTTTTTCTTAAGTTAATATAACAGCTTATATTAAAATTACTATCTAAAAAATCATATTGATTTCCTGAATTATTTTTAGCATTAGGCCATACAATACAATTACTATGATTTTTTGTTGAATCTAGTCGTTGAGAGAAAAAATTAATTGTATTCCAATTACAAAAACCATATTCTAAACTATTATAAAAATCTAATGAATAATCTTCTCTATAGGCTTTGTAAAGATTATTTTTTACATAATTCTTTTTTTGTAATTCAAAACTATCTGGTAAAAAACTTTGTTCTATTCTCTCTATTTTAAAGCTATTTCTAAAATTATATGCTTTTAAATTTTCATTTTTAATATCATCATTTTTATGAAATAAATCTTTAAACCCTAAAAATGTATTTTTTTTAATTCTATCTTCTTTGTAAGAATTAAGAAGTCTAAAACAAGATTCAATTTTTTCTAATTGAGTATTATTATCTGCATCAACTTCAGCAAGTGTAATATTGTCAAATACTTCAGTATTTAATACACTTTTAGAATCTAAATAATTATCATAAATATACGTTAAAGCATCTGAATCTTTGTATTTTACCTTTATTGTGTTGTTAACTTTGTTTTTTACAAAGTTTTTATATGTTAAAGGTACTAAAGTCATAATTGATCCTGTTAGTAGTCTAGTCTAATTCTAATTGACAAATCAGTTTCTGGATTCTTTTCAATAGGTCTTGATGTTTTTGCGACTGCTACTAAATTACTATTTGAATCGTAAAGTCCTACAGTTGTTACATAACTAAAAGGTTCACCATTAGACTCAGTTGCAATTAAATTACCTGAAGCATCTGTATAAGTCGGATTAGTTGAATAGTTTAATTGAGATGGAGCTGCTCTACAAAAAACTAAAGAAGAGTTAATTACTGTTTCATTTCTAAACGTAATTGCAGAATTAGTCCCTCTACCAAATCTAGTTTCACAAATGTGATCTACTATATCATCAATAGTCCCACTTACCCATAAGTTAGGGAATAACTTACCGTTAAATAAGATTTCTTTGCTAGCAGTCAAAGTGACTGAGTCGTAATAGTTACTTGTATCATTTGTAAAAGTAGCACCATCTAAATATAGAGGATAATCAACATCAGGTCTCGTAACTGTACCATTACTAATCGAATTATTTGAATTATTAGATGTAACAATATAAAAAGTTCTAGCTGCACCACTTGCATTGCCATCTTTGTCAAGTGGTTGCCATGTTGTACCATCTCCGCCTAGTACTCCTCTACCATCAGCAGTTTCTGTATAAACAGGATCATAATATTTAGCTGTACCCGCAGGTTCATTAGATTTGTGTGCATAAAGAACATATTTTTCATCAATAATTTGATTAGCAAGACATGAATCGATTGCGCCTCTGATTATTTGATTTTTATCAAAAGCTCTTTCAACATCAAGTACTATAATTCCGCTGTCATAATATATTAAACCAATATTATTATTATTACTATCTTGCAAAGTTGCTACTTCACCAGCAACAACATTATTTTCTCTTTTTACACTATCACTAATTGTATAAGAACTATGATTATCATTAGTATTAATATCTGCTTTAGCACTAATGTTAGTTGTACTTTCACCAGTTTCTCTGCTTGAAGTAACAGTAGATCTAAAATCACTATATAACTTAGATGCTTCTTTATGTAATCTCATACTAAAAGATTGCTTGTCAATATTGTCTCTTGTAAAAAGCCTTCTAAAACAAATAAATACAGCACCCTTTATTTCCTTAGCACTAGTTCCAGCATCTTCTTCTGTTGCACCATGAGGTGTAAAAAAAGCTTGGTCTGCATCGCCTAATAAGGTTTGTGCAAATTGCTTATATACATTAACTTTTTCCCGAACCATTGATGTCGATATGCCAGGATCATTTAGTTTGCCGTCATTATCTAGAGTATAAGCGTTACCTCCATGAGATGTTTCACCATTGATTTTAACATCATTATCGGTTACTTCCATACGAGAACCAACTGTAATATCAAATAAAGGGTTTGATGTACCTAATGTGAAATCTTGATCAAAAACAGTTTGATGGAGAGAACTTGTAATATTATTTTGACCAGTTCCTCCACTTGTAAATACTTCATAAGACTTTCTAGTTGAATCGCCAGATACACTAGCAATATCAGACTGAACGATGTCGATTAGTTGTTTTACAGATGACTTTGTATTTCTTATGTTACTCTCATCTATCGATACAAAAGAGCCTAATGTTTCTATTGTCATTTATTCAAATACCTTTATTATGTTGTAGATTTGTTAATTTTTACTGGAATTATAATTTTTGCACCAGAAGAACCACCTATTACTTGTACTGATGTTTTTATTGTAGTTGCATCACCGATCATTGAAAAAGATTCAAAAGAATCTGCAGAAACAACATCATTAGAAAATATGCTAAAAGCACCTTCTCTCTGATTAGTAATAGAAGAGTTTTGTGTGCTTGCTTCTGTTGAAACTTGGTACGTATCAATATTATTTATATCTGTTTCAATTAGTGTGCCAGTTGCTGTGGTCATTTTTAATAACTCACCATGCATTCTAACATAAAAGAAATCATCAGATAAATTTGTATCTATTGAAGCATTAGTACCTGATACAAAATTCTTAATTTTAATTTCTCTAGCTACAGCATTATTATTGTCAGATCCTGCTGCATCAAACAATACAACTTCTGAATTACTAGCGTCATCAAATCTTTGAAGCACTGGGATCTCTTTAATTCTTTTTAAAGGGCTTGGAAAAGAAATTAATTGCGATTTAATTGCAATATTTTCATTTG